ATAAAAATGATGTTTAAATTAGGAATGAAAACAGGAAAAATTTTAGGAAGGCTATCAGAAAAGTTTGGCCGCTTTGGTAAACAAAAACCATTAAAAGCTAAACTTGCTAGATTTAAAAACCAATCAAAAAGAAAGTTATCAGATTTAGCTAGTAAACCAAAATCTATAAGAGCTAAAAATTTTATTAAAAAAAATAAATTACCATTAGCAGTAGGTGGAGCTTTTGTAACAGGTGGTGTTGCAGTATCATCTTTAAAATCACAAAAATTATCAAAATCAGATCCAAATTATATAGCTTTAAAAAAAGCAGGATTTATAAAATAATGGCAAAAAAAACTAAATTAGAACAATTAGCAGATCAGTTAATTAATCTATCTCCACAAGAGTCAGAACAGTTAGCTATAGTTATCAAAGCTAAGATGATGCCTGAAATGCAAAGACAAGCACAAGGTTTACTTCAACCTAATCAGCAAACAGCTAGAATGGGTCAAAGACAACAACCTATGATGCAACAACAAACTGCTAGAAATATGGCAGCACAAGGTTTATTAAAATAGCATGGCAAGAAAAATAACTAATTTAGAACATTTATTTGACCAGCTTAGAGAAATTAAACTAGAAGAAGAAGATATTCTTAGACAAATCGAAGAGATTGTTTTAGATGAAGATGATAACTATGACAACTATGATGGAGAGGAGGATATAATATGAAATATGGAATGAAAAAAATGCCTAAAAAAACAAAGAAAAAAGGCATGAAGAAAAAGCCAATGAAAAAAATGTATGGCAAATAAACCTAAGCTAGGTAGCGGTAAAAGATTTAAGCAGCTTAGTGCAAAGTTAAAAAAACGTGGAGTTAAAAATCCAAAAGCATTAGCTGCTTATATAGGTAGAAAAAAATATGGTAAAAAAAAGTTTCAAAAACTAGCAGCAAAAGGAAAAAAGAAATGATTAAAAAAATAAAACAAAAAATATGTGAATTAATTTGCAATGTATTTAATATTATACCTTGTATGTGCAAACATATGTGTGACTGTAAGAAAGGTAAAAAATGAAAGCAATAAATACATCTAGATTATTAACTGATAAGCAACATAAATTACCTACAGCTTTAAAAAAAAAGATTATTAAATCTAATATGAAAAAAATGAAGAAAGCAAAAAAGAAAAATGGCAAGTAGAGCATTAGTACCAGTAACAAGCAGTAGAGAACTAACTACTATACCTAAAAAAAAGATAAAAAAATTAAAAAAATCTAATATCTTTGAAAGATCAGGTAAAGTTTTAGCTAGTGTAGGTAGAAAAGTAGTTAAAGGTGGTAAAACTATTGTAAAAAAAGGTATAAAACTTGGTGCTATAGGAACTGTAGCTGCTGGAGGCATCTATGCTGCAGGAGCATCATCAAGAAGATATGCTAAATCACCTAAAGTTGGTGAAGGCAGAGATCTTAGAGATACAATAATGGCAATGTCTAAGGATTATTATTCATAATGACACAAAGAGGTGGTAAAAGAGAAGGAGCTGGTAGACCTAAAGGATCTTCATTTAGAAAAAAATGGAAAGATCTGCAAGATTTAGCAGTTAAATATCAAATATCCCCATTAGATTATTTGCTTTCTGTATTAAACCATCCTATGAGTACACCTGAACGTAAACTTTATGCTGCAGAGAAAGCTGCACCTTACATACATGGAAAAGCCCCAACAACAAACAGAATTGAAACAGCACCAATCAAAGTCAATCTCAAGTGGGAAGAATAAAACTTTAGATATTTCAATTCCTTACAAACCAAGACCTTTACAAAAACAAGTTCATCAAAATTTAAAACGATTTAACGTATTAGTTTGTCATCGTAGATTTGGAAAATCAGTTTTAGCTATTAATGAGCTTATACTTCATGCTGCAAATAAACCTAGTCAGAAATTTGCATACATAGCTCCCACATATCGTCAAGGTAAAGCTATTGCTTGGGATTTATTAAAACAATATTCTAAACCTTTACTACAACTTGGTGGACAAAGAAATGAGTCAGAGCTTAAAATAGATTTATGGAATGAATCTAGAATACAAATCTTTGGAGCAGACCATGCAGACTCATTAAGAGGTATGGGATTTCATGGCGTGATTATGGATGAATACGCTATCATGGCTCCAAGAGTTTGGACAGAGATAATTAGACCAGCTATAGCTGACACAAACGGGTTTGTTATTTTTATAGGTACACCAATGGGGCATAATCAATTCTGGGAAGTATATGACTATGCTCAACGAGGTGATCCTAATTGGTATGCTGCAATGTATAGAGCTAGTGAAACTGAAGTTATTGCTAAAGAAGAACTTAGACATGCTAGATCTATAATGACAGAAGAACAATATAACCAAGAGTTTGAATGTTCTTTTACTGCTGCAGTATCAGGATCATATTATGGCAAACTTATGACAAATGCAGATAATGAAGATAGAGTTTGTGATGTACCTTATGATGAAGCTGTAGGTGTTGAGACATGGTGGGATTTGGGAATAGGGGACTCCACTAGTATATGGTTTATTCAAAGAATTGGTGAAGAGTTACATATTATAGATTACTATGAAAATAGTGGAGAAAGTCTAATGCATTACGCAGATATATTAGAACAAAAGGAGTACGCTTATGAAAGACATGTAGCTCCACATGATATACAAGCTAGAGAACTTGGTACAGGTAAATCTAGATTAGAAGTTGCTAATGAATTAGGTATTGACTTTGAGGTAGCTCCTAAATTAGAAGTAGATCATGGTATCGAATCTGTCAGAAATATGTTACCATATTGCTGGTTTGATCGAGAAAAGTGTAAATTAGGCATTGATGCAATGCGTCAATATCGAAAGCAGTGGGATGAAAAAAATCAAGTATTCAAAAATAAACCTCTGCACGATTGGTGTTCACATGCTGCAGATGCATTTAGATATGGATGTGTACATGATCCAGTAAGATCAACTGATTGGGATAGACCAATAAGTGTAGATACAAAATATATAGTATGAAAAAAACAGAACAAGAAATTTTATCAATATTAAATAGAGAGATTAGAGCATCATCAGGTTACATTGGTGGTGAAATAGTTAGTAGAAGAAAAAGATCTTTAGAGTATTATCTTGGTAGACCTTTTGGTAATGAACAAGAAGGAAGATCACAAGTTATATCTACTGATGTTTCAGATACTATTGAAGGTTTAATGCCATCACTTATGAGAATATTTACTGCAAGTGATAATGTATTTGAATGTGAACCTGTTGGGCCAGAAGATGAAGAAGTTGCAAAACAAGCTACAGATTATTTAAATCATATTTTTTATAAAAACAATAATGGCTTTACTGCTTTATATACTGCATTTAAAGATGCGTTAATTCAAAAAAATGGAATACTAAAAGTATTCTGGGATGAATCAGAAAAGAAAACTAGAGAAGAATATAAAAAATTAACTGACGATGAATTTAATATGTTAGTTAATGATGATGAAGTAGAAGTATCTAATCATACAGAATACGAAGAAGAATTAAAAGACGATCAAGGAATAGTTTTAGATACAATTAAATACCATGATTGTGTTATTCATAAAATTGTTAAATATGGAAAAGTAAAAATAGAACCTGTACCACCTGAAGAATTTTTAATTGAACGTAGAGCTAAGTCTATAGAAGATTGTAACTTCATAGCACATAGAACTAATATGAGTCGAACTGCATTAATTGAAATGGGTTATGATGCTGAAACAGTTATGAACCTTCCTATTGGTGATACTAATTATTATTCAGAAGATAAACATGTACGTTTTCAAGAAACAGATTTTTCAGCACCACAAGATAAAGGTGATGATAGTACAGATGATGTTTTAATACATGAATGTTATGCAAGAATAGATATTGATGGAGATGGTAAAGCAGAACTTGTTAAAGCATGTATTGCAGGAGATAGTGCATATAAAATTTTAGGTATTGAGGAAATAGATTCAATGCCTTTTATTTCTGTAACACCAATTATTATGCCACATAGATTTTATGGTAGATCAGTTTCAGAACTTGTAGAAGATATACAATTAATTAAATCTACTGTTATGAGACAGATGTTAGATAATATGTATCTAACTAATAATAACAGAGTAGCGATACAAGATGGTCAAGTAGCTATGGATGATCTTTTAACAAATAGACCAGGTGGTGTTGTAAGAACTAAACAACCACCTCAAAATGTTATTTTACCTTTACAAGCACAACCTATTACAGATCAAGCAAGTAATATGTTGTCTTATCTTGATGCAGTTAAAGAAGCTAGAACTGGACAGACTAGACAATCACAAGGTTTGATGCCTGATACAATTAATACAAAAACTGCAACAGGTATAAATCAAATACTTACTGCATCTCAAATGAGATTAGAATTAATAGCAAGAGTTTTTGCAGAAACAGGTGTTAAAGATTTAGCAAAAAAAATGTTTGAACTTATTTGTAAGTATCAACAAAAAGAAGATATAGTTAGAATTAGAGGTAAGTTTATTCCTATGAGACCATATGAATGGAGAGACAGAATGAACATTACTGTAGCTGTAGGACTTGGTACTGGATCAAAAGAACAACAATTAATATTATTAAATTCTATTTTAGAAAGACAATTACAAGCTGTTAATCTTCAACAAAATGTTTTTGGCCCAGTTGTAAATGTAAAAAATATTTATCACACTTTAAGAAAGCTAGTTGAAAATGCAGGTCTAGGTAATGTAGAACCATACTTTATGGATCCAGATGTAGGTGCATCTCAAATGCCACAACTACCACCTAAACCACCTACAGAGTTTGAAAAGGTTGCACTAGCTCAAGTACAAGGTGAGAATGAAAGAGCTATATTAAATAGTCAAGTAAACCTTAAAAAATTAGAATCTCAAATGAGACAAAAGCTATTAGACTTTGAATTACAAGTAAAAGAAATAGAATTAAAATATAATACTAAGATAGATGAACTTGCCATCAAGAATAGATCTATGATAGAACAACAACAAGTCAGACAATCTGGCGATATATTTAAAAAAATAATGGAAGGACAAAAGGATTTTTTTGATGGACAAAATACAGAAACAGATTCAACAGGGTCAGAGAGCAAAACAAATTCTTGATGACCCTCTTTTGAAAGAGGCTTTTGAATATCTAACTGAACAATATAAGTCAGAGATATTTAATACGAGTTACAATGACCACGACCAAAGACAAGTACTTTGGATGGCATATAATATGCTAGACAAAATTAAAGGCCACCTTGTTAGCGTCATGGAAACAGGTAAACTAGCTTCCTCAGAGCTAGAAAACTTAACACGCCAATCTACAAAGTAGAAGCGTTAAACAAAGGAGCATATAATGCAACAAGCTGATAAAACAGTTAAAGGTGCTGCAGATAAAATTTTAGGATTATTGAATCCTCAACCTGAAGCTCAAGAAGAGCCAAAACAGGATGAAGGACAATCAACCCCTGAAGCAAAAGAAGTAGAACCAACAGTAGAGCCTGTTGAGGAACAGGTTTCATCTCAAGAGAGTCAAACTCAGTCTGAAGAAACTCAGGATGACATAGCTGCTGTAAATCAGGAAGTAACTGAAGAAACTGTATCTGAAGAAGTCGAGAAACCAAATCTCCACCAAGTCAAAGTACAAGGTCAAGAGATGGAGGTTACACTTGATGAACTTAAGGCAGGTTATTCTAGAGATTCCGATTATCGTCAAAAGACACATTCACTTTCTTTAGATAAAAAACAATTTGATGAAGAAAGAAATGTTCTTAGACAACAATACGACATGAAACTTAGAGAATTAAATGAGGCAATCGCAAGTGCTGACTCTTTAAACAGACAAAAATTAGATCCATCTCAGTTGCAAAAACTTTATGAGGAAGATCCAGCTCAAGCTGCTAAGTACGATTTCGAACTTAGACAGCAAGAACAAAAGATTAACCAAGCTAAAGCTAAAGCACAAGAAGCTACACAAGCACAATATAATGCTTATCTAATTGAACAAAAGAGATTAGCTCAAGAACGCATACCTGAATTTGCTGATCCTAATAAATCAGACAATTTTAAAAGTGGTATTAAAACTACTTTAAAAAATTATGGTTTTTCAGATCAGGAAATAGGATCATTAGCAGATCACAGAATGTTAATGGTTATAAAGGATGCTATGTCTTATAAAGGTTTATTAAAAAATAAACCTATCGTTAATAAGAAAGTAGCAAATGCTCCAAAGGTTATTAAACCTGGCGTTGCCAAAACAGAAAGCTCTAAGCGTAATGAAGTAAGGAACAAAATATCTAAGCTAAGAAAGTCTGGGCGTATTGAAGACGCTCATTCTGCTATCTTAGGTATGATAACTAAATAACCTTAGAGGAGAAAACAATGGCACAACCAACAAACACGTTTGATACTTACGATTCAGTAGGTATCAGAGAAGATCTGCAAGATGTTATCTACTCAATCGCTCCTACTGATACACCATTTATGTCATCAGCAGGTAGAGAAGCAGTAAGAAACACATTGCACGAATGGCAAACTGACTCGTTAGCTGCTGCTGCAACAAATAATGCTGTCATCGAAGGAGATGAAGCTACTTTAGATGCAGTTACTGCAACGGCAAGATTGTCAAACTCAACTCAAATCATGGACAAAACTGTCGTGATTACTGGTACTCAAGAAGCTGTAGACAAAGCTGGAAGAGCATCAGAGTTAGCATATCAAATTGCAAAAAAATCCAAAGAACTGAAAAGAGACATGGAAGCTACTTTATTAGGAAACCAGGCAGAAGTTACTGGTTCAGCTAGTGCTGCTAGAAAATTCGGTTCAATCAATTCTTGGATTGCAACTAATGATGTGTTCAATGCAGCAGATGGTGCATCTGGATCAGCAGGTAATACTGCAAGAACAGATGGTACTCAAGTTGCATTAACAGAAGCTAACTTAAAAACAGTTATCAAAAATGTATGGAACTCAGGTGGAAACCCATCTGTAATCATGGTAGGCCCATTCAATAAACAGAAAATTTCTGGTTTTACTGGTGGATCAACTAGATTCGATGCATCTGAAGATAAAACTTTATACACTTCTATTGATGTATATTCTTCAGACTTTGGTGACTTAGAAGTAGTACCAAATAGATTCTCAAGAGATAGAGACCTTCATGTATTAGACATGGATTTCTGGTCACTTGGATTCTTAAGAGACTTCACTATGCATGAACTATCAAAAACTGGTGACAGTGAAAAAAGACAAATGCTTGTCGAATTTACACTGATCTCTAGAAATGAGGGTGCATCTGGTGGTGTTTACGATTTAACTACATCGTAATAATTAACCATATTGTTGGGGGGGTTCTCCCCTTGATCCTCCCCAGCATAAACTATGAAGTCTTATGGAGATATAGACGGAACATAGGAGAAACAAAATGAGAACATTAAACGACTATTTTTTAACAGCTAAAATTACAGACATTAGTACT